CTAAGCGTTGTGCTCAACGACCTCAAGGAACGGGCGGGACGCGATCCTGTGCTCGCCTATCTTGAGTGGAGCGCGGACCCGGAGCTACATCATGGCGACCACATGGGGTGGGCTCAGGCTAACCCGGCCCTGGGCCGCACCATCAGCTTGCAACGCATGGTGCGCGATTACAACAGCGCACTCCTCAGCGGCAACCTAGCAGCCTGGGAGACAGAGAGGCTATGCCGGTGGGTTGTCTCCATGCTGCCGCGTCTGGTCAACCCTCAGCTTTGGCAACAGGCCATAGGACGCACTGAGCCGCCGCTTAGGCCCGCCATGGGTATATCAGTCGCCCCGGACGGTACACGGGCCTCAGCGGTCCTCTCCTGGCCTCAGGGGGACGGTAGCGTTGGCCTGTCTGTCCTGGCAGACGTAGTAGCGAGCGGAGACCTGGACGTAGACCTTCTCGCCAATGACCTCATGCCGATGGCTCAGGAGGTGGGCGTAGCATCGGTAGCCTATGACCCCTGGACCGATAAGCACCTGGCCCGCTTCTTCCCAACCGCCAAGCCGATTACAGGGCAGGACTTCGCTAACGCCTCTGAGCGATTTGTTAGGGCGGTAGAGACAGGTCAGATTCGCCACTCCAAGGCAGAGGCGATTACCAACGACCTTACGTACACCTCGCGCAAGACAACGGTCGGAGCCGCTTTCATTGCTGAGCGATCAGACCCACGTCGGCCTATCACCGCCGCCCTGGCAGCTATCCGCGCAGTCTGGCAAGCCATGACCCCGAATCAAGGCCCACCTACGATCTACACCGCTTGACTCTTTCCGGGGGAATCCTGGCTAGGTGCGTGATACCATCCGCGCGTGAAGTTAACTCGCAGCGAAGTGCAACAGGCTTTCGCTATTGACTCTTTCACGGAGTCGCCCGGCCTAGAGGCGCAGATAGCCCGCGCTATGGGTTTTCACCTAGACGGCTTGGGTCCTCCGTCACTGCGCGAGGCACTCAGTGTGCCCGCTGTGTTTCGCGCAGTGACGCTCATTAGCAATACCATCGGCATGCTTCTGATGCAGGCCTATGCCAGTGGCAAGCTCATGGCAACGCAGCCAACCCTAGTAGCGCGGCCTGGGATTGACGGTACGCCTAGAGACTTCTGGCGTGATACGGCATGGGGTCTAGCTACTCGCGGCGAGTACCTGTGGCGAGTGGTAGACCGTAACGCCGATGGCACGGCGCGGAAACTAATGATCCTGCCTCCCCCAGAGGTAACGGTTAGCTGGAATCCCGATGTGCCCTTTGTACGGGATTACCGATGGCGCGACCTAAAGCTCAACCCGCTTGACGTACGGCATGGCTTCTTTGCCAGAGACCCCTGGGGATTGCGCGGGTTTGGTCCACTGCAGATGTGCGGTGCAGCATTGAGCGCAGCGGTGGAGGCAGAGGAATGGGCTGCGCGCTTCTTTGCGGAGGGCGGTGTACCTCAAACCGTAATCAAGGTACCGGGCAAGCTGGCAGCGGGAGAGGCTACAACGCTTCTTAAGCAATGGCTTGGAGAGCCTGGGAACACGGCGCGAGTCGTGGATATGGACGCAGATCCGCAGGCTCACCAGATTAACCCCGAGCAAGGCCAGCTATTGCAGAGCCGTCAGCATTCGGCAGGCAATGCCGCAACGATGTTCGGCATTAACGGTCACCTTCTCAATTACGCACAGTCCGGTTCCAGCTTGACCTATCAGAATACCGGAGAGGTATTTGTTGACTTTGTACGTACTACCCTTGCTCCCGGCTATATGACGCCGATTGAGGATGGCGTTAGTGACCTTCTGGTACGCGGTCAAACCGCACGCTTTAACGTTGACGAGCTTTATCGTGCCGACATTAAGACTCAGGCTGAGGTGTACAGCACGCTCAAGGCGGCGGGTATGGCAGAGGAAGAGGCGCGCAGTCGGGCCGGGTTCGATCAGTCCGCAGAGCTAGCAAGCATGCCGTTACAATCGGTCCCACCAGTAGAGGTTCCCACGTGACAGAAGAGCTACAGCTTGAGGGGCGCATAACCTCATTCGATGAGGAAAAGCGTGAGGTGTCCGTATTCCTCCTGCCCTGGGACACGGATGTAGAGCAGGCCTCAGGCGTACACCGCTTTGAGCGCGGTGCCTTTAAGGATATTGACCCTAAGCGCATGGTGTTTCGCCAGAGGCACCAGGACCCGCCTACCGGACGCGCCGTTGCTATTGACGAGGACGATGAGGGGGCTCATGCCCGCTTTAAGATCAGTAAGACGCAGGCGGGCGACGAGCAGCTAACCCTAATCCGTGACGGTGTAGAGGACGGCGTAAGCGTTGCCTTCGATACATCGGACAACCGCAAAGAGCGCTTGACCGATGGACGCACGCGTTATACTCACTTCGGTTTTAGTAAGGCGCGGCAGCTAGAAGCTTCTACGACTTGGAAACCGGCATTCGCAACAGCCCGCGTAACAGGCTTTATGGAGGCTCATACAGTGGCAGAGGCAGAGGCACAGGCGCCAGAGGCCACGCCTCCGGTTGAGGTTACGCCTGAACAGGTGGCAGCGATTGAGGCTCGCATCCTCGAGAAGTTTGAGGCCATGCAGGACCGCATTGCGGCTCAGAATTTGGTAATGCCTGATTCCATGAAGAAGGAATCCGAGGCCTTCCACCAGAAGGTTGCGCTTGGCAAGGATCTGCTTGCGCTGCCAGAGGCGGTCACCGCCTTTGCTATTGACGATGGCATTAGCGCCGACAACCTGGGCGTTATCCCTGAGATGCGGAGTTCGCAGCTAATCGGCATTATCAATAGCTCGCGCCCCTTCCTTGAGAGCACTACGCGAGAGCCCGTACCGCCTGCCGGGGAGACCTGGAAGTTTCCAAAGATCACGCAGCGACCCGAGGTGGGCGTGCAGGCCACAGAGAAGACAGAGGTTGCGTCACAGAAGACGATCATTACCTCCGTTGACTTCCCAATGGCAACCTATGCAGGCGCGGGCGATCTTTCGATTCAGCTAATCAAGCGGTCCTCTCCGGACTACCTGAGGCTGTATGAGCAGCTACTTGGCGAGGACTACGCCATTAAGACTGACAATGCAGCGGTTGACGATCTGCTCGGCGAGTCGGCAGTCGTTGAGGGTGGCGAGTTTGATCCCGCTAATCCCTCATTCGGTGCAGCCTTCGCCAATGCCGCTGCGGCAGCGCTCAACCGTCCGGGCCTTCTGCCTAACCGGATCTGGCTCAGCACGGCGGCTCTGGTGGCCTTTATGGATGCCAAGAGTCCGACTGGTGGCGGTGGCACGCCTCTGTATCCTGGTCTGGCTGGCATTGCTGGCATGACCGGAGGCGGTGGCGCAGGACCGGCAGGCTTTACCATGCAGCCGGTTTGGGTGCCAGCTTTGGACGACGAGGCGGTAGACCTCATCATTGGTCCAAGCGGAGGTTTCCACTGGACTGAGGACGGTACCTACCTTCTCACGGCTGACGTGCCAAGCAAGGCAGGCCGCGACGTGGGTCTAGTCGGGATGATCTGGTTCGCACCGATCTATCCTGCAGCCTTCACCAGCTACACCCTCGCAAGCTAAGGCAGGCCAATGGCCGACTGGCCGGAGGCCGATCAGGTCAAGCGTCGGCTAGGGATTACGTTTTCGTCCTCTGATTCGGGAGTTGACGAGGACGTAGCCCTAGCCCTTGACGCAGCCGTTGAGCAAGTTACCAATGACACCGGCTGGGACCCAGACCTAGATAGCGGCACCTTGGAAATAACCGCCTCCCTGAGCCAAGCGGCATTGCTCTTGGCAGTGGCATGCTTTAAGGCTACGGATGCGCCTCACGGTGTGGCAGCGGTGTTTGACCTGGGCGGTATCTACGTCGCTCGCCAGAATCCCCACTATCAGCGGTTATTGGTAGGCAACCGGCTTAGGTTTGGAATCAGTGGCGACCCCGGCTGAGGACCTAGCGGCATATATCGCCACCCTGGAAGGCCTGCCCGCTGGTCTCAATATCTACGGGGCTCCACAGGCGAAGGTAATGGCCCCTGCCATCGTTATTCGTCCTGGGGGTACTTGGATGGCTCAAGCCAATTTCTGTGCCCACCTAGAGCGTTACAGCGCGATATGCGTTGTCTCAGCTTCTACGCCTGAGGACGGTATCGCCATGCTGCGTACCTTGTCGCTGGCGGTGATAGATGGTCTACAATCGCCCTGGGACTGGGAAAGCGTAGAAGGTCCGGTCATTGACCAAACTACGGGTGTACCATTCCTCGCGAATCGAGTTAACCTGACCTACGCAGGGAGCTAAGCAGTGGCGAATACGCTCATCATCGTCAAGGACCCGACGGTAGTCATTCAGACGCTAGACGCTGACGGCGACCCTAGCGGTCCCAGCGTTGACGTTAGCTGCGACTTCCAGAGCATTGAGCTGACGGTTGACACTCCGCAGACAACCGTTACCACCTTCTGCGGCACGTTCCAGGTTCCCGGAGATCCTGAGATTGGCTGCGATTGCACGGTTGCGGTTAATGAGGACACCTCTGGGCGTTGGTCCGGGTTGGTGGGCGATTCGGTGGAAGTGAGCATTAAGGATCGGACAACCGATACGACCGCTCGCATGTTCCGTTCAGTGATCCCTATTAACCCCGCGCTCTACGGCACAGATGAGCCGGGGGAGCCGCGTACGGTAGACTTCTCCCTGCCAGTGCTCAGTGACGTTACGGTAGTCACTCCGAGCTAATCAGTGGGTGGCGGTGCCTTACCTCTTCCTGGACACCGCCACCTCACAAACAGAGAGGGTGAGACTAATGGCCGATAACTTCCTTACTCGCGCACAGATAGACGAGATTCTGTCTGCCATGACCACGCGCGACCTGTTCGCCGCCTTCCCTGAGGGTGTCCAGGTCAGCGGTGCTGATATAGCTGGCCGGGTCTTTGAGAAAGCGGCAGAGCGGGCAGGGCATGGCGCTGAGGCCCTAGACCGGGTGACTATCGCTGATGGGATCTACCTTGCGGGTGCGCTGGGGGAGAAGTTTGCGGACGGCCCAAAAGACGCCGCTACAAAGGCCTCGCGCACTTCTCGCGCTTCTGGCGGTTAAGCCCTGAGCTAGTCTTAGGCACGATGCCTGATGGTCTGCCGATCCCCCTGTACCTCGCAATGCTCGACGCTCAGGACCGGGAGATTCGGGAGCTTAAGAGGGCTCAGGCAAAGAAGGCGCGGAAGCGGTGACTACTCGCAAGGTCAAGCCCGCTGAGGCCAACCGCATTCTCAAGGGCCTAGCGGAAGAGCTTGAGGAATCACCCGAGGTGGCGCATGCCTGGGCAGAGGCGGTGCTACGGCAAGCCCAGGGTATCGCCGCCACTAAGCCCACGCCACAGGCACGCATGGCAGCAGAGGCCTTTGGGGTACGCGAGGGTACGATCTTGTCTCTTTCCGGGGGTGACCCTGGGGAGGTTGCGGCAGGCAGTGAGTTCGGCTCAGGGATCTATACCCAATTCGGCCCCAGGAATACCCGGGGCTATTGGCTGTTCCCTGCAGCTAATAACCCCGACCCTTCTACAATTGCGGCGGGGGAAGAGGCATTGGATCAGGTGATAGAGGCGGCAATCCGTGGCTTCTAAGCTCATCGTTGAGGTACTCACTAAGGTCGAAGGCGCTGACAAGCTCAGTGGTCTAGGCGGTGGTCTGCAGCGTACCGGAGCCGGTCTCACTAAGTTTGTAACCCTGCCTCTACTGGCAGCCGGTGGCGCTTCTCTGGCCCTTGCGGCGGATGCTGAGAAGTCTGCCGCCAAGCTGAACGCTGCCTATAAGAACATGGGCAGGACCTCAGGCCGGAGCCTTGAGCAATTAACCGCTCAGGCTGAGTCTCTCGGTGAAGTCACGGTCTTTGACGATGAACAGATCATGGAGGCTCAGGCCAACCTCCTGAGCTTTGGCACGGTTAGCGGCGAGGCCTTCGATAGAGCCTTAGAGGTATCGGCTAACTTCGCTGCAGCGACTGGCACTGACGTAGTAGCTGCTACTCAAAAGTTTGGGGTTGCGCTAGCAGATCCGCTCAAGGGCATAGCGCGACTGCAACGCGCCGGGATCATCCTCACCGACCAACAGAAGGAACAGGTAGCGGCCTTTGTAGAGGCAGGCGATAAGGCCTCTGCTCAGGGTGTGATCCTATCGGCTCTTGAGTCTCGTTATGCCGGAGTCAATGAGGAGCTTTCCAGTACCCCAGCGGGTCAAGCAGCGCAGGCCTTCGAGGATCTACAGAATGCCGGAGAGGATCTAGGGGCGATCTTCCTACCGGTCATGGCCTCAGTGGCACAAGGCGTGTCGGCAGTGGCCCACGCATTCCTTGACCTACCAGCACCGATTCAGGGGTTTATCGCTACGTTCGGCGTTGTGCTGGCAGCTATCGGCCCCGCCGCATTCGTTATCGGTAAGCTGGTGACTGCCTTTAAGGGCGTGATGGTGGTCTTCAACCTTCTCAAGATCGCCCTGCTTACTAACCCCTTTACCGCTCTAGCTGTGGCGGTAGCTGTCATCGCTGCCCTGATCATTCTCAACTGGGACAAGATTTGGGCATTCCTGAAACAGGTATGGGCCAACATCACGAAGGCCCTAGGCGGGGTGGTGAGCTTCTTTACCGATGCCTGGGAGGGCTTGGTAAAGGTCACGACTGACACCTGGAACGCGGTAGCAGGCATCATTAAGGGTGCGGTGAATGGGGTCATTGACGTTATTAACGGCCTGTTCGGATTCCTGAATGGGATTCAGATAGGCATACCTGAAATCAACGTCGGGCCGGTGCACGTAGGGGGTGGGGTCATTGACCCCTTTAACATCGGCCTTATTCCGCACCTCGCAGGCGGTGGCATCGTTGACCGGCCCACGCTGGCACTCATCGGAGAGAGTGGGCCTGAAGCAGTGGTCCCGCTTGGAGCGGGTGCAGTGGGCGAGACGCACTTCCACTCGCACATTGACGTACGCGGTGAGGATCCCTTTATCCGTAACGAGGCAGATCTAGTGCGAGCTAATCAGCGCGTAGCCTTCCTGGCAGGCTTCTAAGCCAATGGGAACTTTTACCTTTGACCCTGCTAGCGGTAGCGATATCGTGCTGAGCGGTGGCAGTCCTGATATCTGCATTGATCTGGTGGAGGGCTTTATCGGCTTCCCTGAGCTTCGCTCGAGGGATTGGATCGTGCCACGACTCGACGGCGAGCAGCCGGGGAACGTGCGGCTAGGTGCCTTGAGGCTCACAGCGGCGGGCTATATCAAGGGCAGTGGCGGTACACCCACGGAGAGGCGCGAGAGCTTCTTGGAGAACGTGCAGGCCGTTATGACCGCTTTAGACCCCTCCCTAGGGTTAGGTACTCTGGAACTAGCAGCGGGCTACCTGGGCCTTCCTACGGGCTCAGGGGCGGTAATCCCGGGGCGGGTGCTGAACGCTGCTCCTGGCAGGATGCAGGATGGGCAGAGCTTCCAGCTTTGGACCTTCGAGTTTAAGTGCTATGACCCTGCCTGGGAGATAAGCAGCTAGCCGTGGCGCCTAACGTCACCCTGCACTTCTTCGCCGCCAACGATATCAACGGCGATGTGCTGCACGAGATTACCGACGAGGACACCTTCTTTCGGGAGCTCGTACTTAAGCCTGAGCGGGATGGCCTGGGCTCTGCCGATCTTCTCCTAAGCCGCACCATTAACTTTGCGGGCTTCGCCTCTGGCACCTTCCAACCGGAGGTGTTCGTTCGCTTCTTGGTGCATGCCTACAGCGACACGCTCTATTACCCATGGGGCTTGTCGTTGAGCAAGCGGCAACAGGTAGTGGTGGCGAGGAATGAGAAGGGCGAAGAGGTATTCCGCTTTGGGGGTCCTGGCCCTAAGTCACTACTCCAACGGCATGCCTTAGGTATCAACGACAACCTGGGTACGGGCGAGTGGAACATTGACCTAGACAACGGTGTATGGCGCTGGACCTCCAACGCATCGGTAGGCCAGATTCTCAACCGGGTGCTCAACGAGGATCAGGCTAGGCCCGATCCCTCTCTGCCTTTTATGGACACAACCTTTAATGCCTCCCATGACTCTAACGGCGTGGCCTGGGCGGACCTGGACGTAGCGGCGGATGGTCTCTTCACCATCCCGATTGGCAATGACTACCTAACGATCCTGCACGATATGGGGGACATTCTCGACCTTAGCTCCTGGATAGATATGGGGGAGGTGGGCGAGCCTGCCTATGTTCTAAATGTCATTCAGGGGCCGCGCGAGGATCGCACCGGCAGTGCCTTTGGGGCAGGGGTTTGCCTTCTCAAAGAGGGGGAGAATATCGCTAACGATTCCCTTACCGTGGAAGGCCAGAATCTCCGCAAGGCTTCTCACGTTATCGTTGAGGGTGCGGATGGTGAGTGGGTAGTCGCTGAGCGTCCCAGCTTCTCACCCGGCGATTACGTCAAGTACGCCAAGATCGAATACACCCGCTCCAACAGCGACTATTGGCTTGAGAAGGCTGGTATCCGTTGGCTCACCCGGCAGGATCTTGGCGAGCGGGAGATAACGGTTGAGATAGTCCCCGGTGCAGATGATGCCGCGGGGGCCTACTTCCCTGCTCCGGATCGGGTGCTGTGGCTCGACAATCTGGTGTCGGTTGATACTTCTGCCGATGGCTCGAGCCATTCGCAGCTAGACATAGACCCGGCAGATGATCAGCTAGTTACGGCCTTTGAGTTAGCTCTGGGTCCGGCAGGCGATACGGCGAACGCTACGGCCAAGGCGCGATCCTGGGACGTGAAGGCCATTCTCAACAGGGAGCGGCCCGGGGTCCAAGCCAAGAGTCCTAGCCAAGCTAGCGCCACCAGTGGCGATAGCTGCAAGTGCACAGGGGTTCGCCTCTGCCCGGTGCATGTTCCCGGTACATCACCCAGTGAGGTGGTAACCCCTCTCTACAATTGGAACGCGAACGGGGATGGCGGGGACTCTCTGGATTGGACCGGGCTGCTTGCGAATCAGACCGGCGGTGCAGAGGGCAGCACGCATAACTACTTTAAGTCCTCGGCCCCCGACCAATACGCTACCGTCCTCGCCGTTTCTCCTGGCGTTGTATTGCGAATCAGTGGGTACGTGGGCCTAAGTGGCAGCGACGTACTCAAGGTCGGATTCTTTACGGTGGGGGTTGGCTCACCGGGTGACCCTTTGACCCTCGTTGAGTCCCCTACCGTCCTCAAGGCGGCACCGGCTCCGGCTTGGACCTTCTTTACCCACGATATAACCGTACCCGCTACTACGGTTGGGTTCGCTTTGGGCCGGACCAGTGGTCCTAACTTCGATCAGATAGAAGTCTCTTCTGTCGCCTTTGACCCTGGTACCGGAGGGCAGGAGGGGACCATTCCGGAGGACGTGGGGGAGCAGGGTGACGAGGCAACCGGAACGGATGCTTGCGCAGCGAGGGGCGATCACGTTCACGCTCACGGCCTGCTATCTGAGGATGAGGCCCACTATCACGATGCGGACCAAGTAGAAGGCGGTGCGACCGGGGCGGACCTGGAGGCCCTAGAGGACGCGGTAGAGGCCTTAGAGGCTGAGGTAGCGAGCCTGGGCGGTGGCGTTGGCGCAATCCTCATCAGCGATACGCACTCAACCCCGCTAGTGTTCGCGGATATGCTGCAGAATGACGACGGTACCGGGTTTCTGTATGGGGATGTTTAGGTGACGTTTAAGGATCAGCTACTGCACGGAATGACGATTCGTGAGAGCGCGAATGATGGGTCGGACTTCACCAACCCCGCTGCCGACTACCGTCGCCTGTTTCTGGGGGAGGACGGCCAGCTACACGTTAGGGACTCGGCGGGAGCGGTAACCGATATCGGCGGAGCGATTACGGTTCCGGTGGCAGGCAAGATCGTACGCACGGCCAACGCTGCAGCGGGCAATGACTACAGCACTACCTCTTCCACCCTGGTAGACGTAGACGCCACCAACCTGACGATCAACCTCACGACCCTGGCGCGGCGGGTCATGGTCGGGGTAGTGGCGACTGGTGCCAATAGCAATGCCACAGGCCGTATGGATCTTGCCTTTAAGATTGACGGCTCGGTACCCAACGGGGCACATATCGAAGTCTCTCAGCACTCCGAAACTGCTAACTTTATGAATCTCAGCTTTGTCTACCTCTCGGACGTGCTCACCGCTGCCTCTCATGCTTTCGTGCTGCAATTCGCCAGAGGTGCGGCAGGGACCGGAGTGCTCAATGCGAACGCGACCAATAACCTTGAGTTTTGGGTAGCTGAGACCATGATTACGGCCTAGGCCAAAGGTAAGGGGTTGACAGGATCTAGCTAGCAGGCCTAGCCTCTTGGCAGAGGGTGAGACCTGTTACATTCCAACCGGCCCGGGCTCCCTGTCGGCGTCTCACCCTCCGGGGAGTCCGGCCAATTACCTAGAGAGAGGGTGAGACCTTGCTTAGAGAGACTGGTAACGGCATCGGCAGCGGTGGCGGATACCCTGACCCACGGCGGGTAACGGAATGCCGTTACTGTCGCTTGGTAATCATCCAACCGGACATGCCTACTGATGATCGGTGGGTGCATAAGCTCAACGGCGAAGAGCGCTGCTCGCCGTTCCACGCTTTCGAGGCGGTGCCCGCATGATGCACTTCCTGATCGGCCTAGGCATCGTCGCTTGGCTGGTATTCCTACTGATCCTGGCCTCTTGGCTGGTGACGTACCTCAGCGGCGTAGAGCAGCTACTGACATGACCACCACGCCACGCAACGAGGCTGCGGAGCGGCTGCGGGCCATTAGCCGACGAGAGGTAGGGGGCGGTGTAGGTGGCCAGATTCGGGTCGCGCTAGACCTAGCCCTCGCTGCCGAGCGCCGCGCCACGGTGGAGCGAATCGAGGAAGCCTATGAGTTGGAAGAGTTCGACGGCTGGGCCGACGATGAAGCCAACCTCGGCGGGGCAGTCAGCGAGACGAAACTGCTCGCCATTCTCGCCAAGGA